GATATCCAAGTCGATTATGCAGACAACTTATTGACTATTAAATCCGTTAAGGAAGAGAAAGATAGCAAAGAATCTAATGGAATAATCCATAAAGGTATTGCTAAAAGATATTTCTCTAAGGTATTTACCATCGCTGATGATGTAGAAATCAAAGGTGCTGAGTTAAAAGACGGATTACTGAAAGTATCTTTAAATAAGATTCTTCCAGAGTCTAAAAAGTCGAAATCAATCGAAGTTAAATAATCAACCAACGGGGCGCTTGGCGCCCTGTTTGGATAGGCTTGAGGCTTGAGGCTTTAAAAATCACAACGCCTCACGCGTATGTCCTACATTTTAAGGGATAAGTGGTGGTTATTGATTTAACGGTCAATGAAAAATTAGAGATTCGGAATACCGAATCAAATTCGCTCGTTAGAGCAGGACACCACCACATGCCCGCCAGGACGACTTTCCGATCCCTATTCATAAAATTCTAAATCCATGCCTTTAATTCCTCTCCCATAATTTGAGAAGCTATGTTAACTTTTTCTTTTAAAGCTTTCACAATTCTTTCATCAACAGTGTTCTCCGCAAGGATGTCTATATAAGTCATTGGATATTTTTGTCCTATTCTATCTATTCTTGCTTCTGATTGTTGTCTCTTCTCCAGGTCATAACCATTAGAATAATATATCATAGTAGAAGCTGCGGTTAATGTAATACCATAACCACCGGTTTGTGTGGTACCTACAAAGAATCTGCATTCTGGATTATTCTGGAAATTTTCGATATTTTTTTGACGGTCGGCCATAGGGGTTAAACCGTAATAATCGACGAAACTATTTTCGCCAAACTTTTTCGAAATCTCCCTTAAAATCCTATGTACGTCTCTTTGCCAATGTGCCCATATAACTACCTTTCCTTCTATTTCTTCTAATACATCCATTAATTCGGGTAACCTATTTGAATCTACTTCCTGAAAAGTGCCATCATCTGCAGTAAAGTGACCACAGGTAATTTGCTGGAGTCTCATCAATTGAGTAAGAACAGTAGCTGTACTCATCATTTTTCCATTCATTTGAGCAAGAGCTAATACTTTCATTTGTTTATATAGTTTAAGTTGATCTGGTGTTAATTGGACCGTCCTCTTTATATATGTCTTTTCTGGAAGATCTAAGCAGTCATCTTTTAAAACTCTATTTGAAAAAGGCTTAAGTTTTTCTGATAATTCAGCTAAATGCTGATAACCAACTACAACTTGAACAGATCTCCCACTAAAATTAGCTGTTTTCATAACTGCATATCTAGTTCTAAACGTATAATAAGAAGTATGTCCCAATAATTCTTTCTTTAAAAATTCACATTGTTTATATAAATCTAATGGGGATTTAGTGACAGGAGAACCTGTAAGAATTCTTTTATATTGTGCATATTCCCCTAAGGAACATAAATGTTTAGTTCTTTTAGCATCAGGGTTTTTAATAGTAGTAGATTCATCAATTGCCATCATAGTCCTGTGACAACGTAAAAATTTAGCAGCAAACTCTACACCTTTTTTAGTAGAAAAAGCTTCAACGTTCATAATTAAAACATGTAAGTCTTCTACTGGTTGAAATAGCCTATCTAATTCTTTTTGTTGTTTTTTATTGATTAATGATTGCCATAATACATCAGTATGCTCTACATGATCGGGCATATGGGCCGGTAATTCTTGTTCATACCAAGTTTTAACCACTCCTTTTGGTGCCACAATTAAGACACCATTTATCTTGCCTTTATCATATAACATTGCAATATTATCTATCAGTACCTTTGATTTTCCAGTACCCATTTCCATAAAATAGGCAAAGTACGACTTGTCCCAAGAAAGCTCTAGCGCTTTTAATTGATGCGCGTATGGCTTTGTTTTAAACTTATAATCCATAATATTTTTTTCTTTCTGTATTGACTTTAATATAAACATCTTTATATTGTTTGTCAATGTCAGAAAGTATAAATTATGAAGAGATAAAAAATAATTATAAACCTAAGGTTTATGTATTACAGGAATTACCCGGCACAAGAGCTGGCTCTCCTAAAATTAATATTATGAGTGCTTCTAAATTTGGAGAATTTAAATTTCTCCTACCAGAATTTTCTCAAATTATTTTTTCTCCCGGACCGTTAATTTTTAAATTAAGGAGTCTTTTAAAAAATTATACAATAAAAGATTATTTATTATTAACTGGTGATCCTGCCATTATAGGTGTAGCATGTTCTATAGTTTCTGAATTTACAAATGGAAAATACAATTTATTGAAATGGGATAAACAAGATAGAATTTATTATCCTATAAAAATTAATTTAAACGAGAAAGGAAAAATAGATGAATAGTATTGACTTTGAACAAGACCAACGTGCAGATTTAGATGGCGCAAATGATGCCAATAAATTATCTGATCAAGTTGTAAAACTACAGCAACTAGAAGATCAATTAGTTGCGAAAGAAGAGGAACTAAAAGAGCTGAAAAGAAAAGTGGAACTAGTTTCAGGAGAAGTCATTCCTACAATGATGCAGGAAATGAATATCTCTACATTAAAATTAGCAGACGGAACTTCGGTAGAAGTAAAACCCGTCTACGGTGCTTCAATTCCGATAGCAAAAAAGGAAGAAGCATTTAAATGGCTTCGAGATAACGGCCTAGGTGATTTGATAAAAAATGAAATCACTGTTGCCTTCGGTCGTGACGAAGATAACAAGGCACAGCAATATGCTGTCCTTGCGCAAGGTCAAGGGTACGAACCTGTCCAGAAATTAAAGGTCGAACCTATGACACTTAAAGCATTGGTCAGAGAGCGTCTGGAATCTGGACAAGAGATGCCCTCTGATCTTTTTAACATGTTCACGGGCAACAGAACAAAAATAACAAGGAACAAATAAACATGAACCAAGTAGCAGAGAAAAAGACTGCAGGACTTCCTTCAAATATGTTTGAAGAAGATGCAGCAAAAGGACTGGGAAAACTAGGTCAAGAAGATCTAGCTCTTCCTTTTCTTAAAATCCTTGGGCAACTTTCACCAGAAGTTAATAAACATGATGGTAAGTATGTCGAAGGTGCAGAGCCAGGAATGATTTTTAATTCTGTCTCTGGAGAGTTATACGATGGAGTGAAGGGCATAGATGTCATTCCTGCATTTTATAAACTTGAATACATCGAGTGGAAAGATAGAGGAGAAGGACCAGGTGCACCAGTTGCAATCTATGATTCATCTTCTGATATCATGTCTAAGACAAAGCCAGATGCAAACTATAAAGATAGATTACCTAATGGTAATTATATTGAAAAGACTGCGTCCCACTTTGTAATCATAACAGGTGATAGTCCATCCACAGCTTTGATTTCTATGAAATCTACTCAATTAAAAATTAGTAGAAAATGGAACTCAATGATGTCGGGTATTAAAATGAAAGGTGCAAACGGATTGTTTACACCGGCTTCTTTTAGCCATATTTACAGATTAAAAACAACTCAAATGTCAAATGATAAAGGCACTTGGATTGGTTGGGAAGTAAGTAAGGTTGGACCCATAACTGATCAACAACTTTATCAGCAAGCTAAATCGTTTTCAGAAAGTATCTCTAAGGGTGCTGTGAAAGCGAAACATGGCGAAGATAAACCGAAGGATCAACAAAGCATTATCTAATTCTCTAAGAGAATGAGTGCACAATGTGGGCCTGGAGGGAGACTGAAAGGCCCGCACAAAAAAGTTATGGATAAAAGATATATAAAATACTTTGATGGTTATCGTGAAGCTTATGGGTTAGCTGACTTCGAGCATGAAGAAGCAGTAGTAGATCCAGAAAGCGGAAAGAAAAAACCAGTATACAGATGGAATTTTGAACCTCTAACTGAAAAAATTTACGAGGCTCATATAAAAGGCACCCTGTCAATAGGTATTCAACCCTGTAATGAGAACTCAGAAGCAAGATTTGGGGTTATAGATATTGACCCAAACGACTACGATGATTTTAATAAGAAATTTTTTATCGATATAATACAGGATTATAATCTACCTTTAATACCGATTGAATCTAAAAGTGGAGGATTACATCTTTGCTTATTCATGGATAGTTTTGTAAATGCAAAAGATGTTGTAGCTTTTTTAACTAATTTACTTCCTCTTTTTAAATTAAAACCTAACAACGAAATATTCCCCAAACAAACCGAACTCACAAGACATGAAGAAACTGGACAATTAAAACCAGGCCAATTTATTAACCTACCTTACTATGGGAACAAGAGACATGCTTTAAACATAGACGGAACCCCTTTTAAAATTAATGAATTTTTACAGGTCGTAGAAGCTAATCTAGTCTCAAAAGATCAATTAAAAACTATTACTGTAGATCTAGATAAAAAAATATACGAAGGAGTCAATGAAGATTTTATTGATGGTCCACCCTGTCTTGCAGACGTATCTAAAATATCTAACAAAAAAGGTTTTGATGGGAGGGATAGATTTTTATACAACTATCACGTATTAGTTAAAATGAAATATCCCGATGATTGGGAGACGAAAGTAAAGAATGCTCCCGTTAAATTTTTTGACGAGGCACATGCTATTGCGTGGTCGGATCAAAAACTAAAATCTAAAGTAAATTCTTGGACTAAAACTGAGAAAGGTTATACTTGTACTACAGACCCTATTGCTGGTTTTTGTAAAAAGGGCATCTGTGTTAAGAAAAAATTCGGAGTCTTATCCGGTTCTAAGGGAACTTATCCTGTTTTAACTAATTTAAGAAAGATAGAAATTTTTGAAGAACCTGAATATGAATTTGATGTGATTAAACCAGATGGCATTGGTAAAGTAACAATACACTGCCGATCTGTAGAACATTTAAATGATCAACGTAAGCGTAGAAATGCGATTTCAAAAGATGCAGGATTTTTACCACCATTAATTAAAGGGGATGCAGAACAGTTAATAATGGATGAATTATATAAAACACAAACTAAAGTATCTCCACCAATAGGAACTTCTCCTAAAGAAAAACTTCATGATGTTTTACACACTAAAATTAATGGACCGAAGGCTACAACAGATGCAGCATTTAAAACTGGATCAGTTTTAATAGAAGAAGGTTATGCTTATTTTAAATTTGATAAATTTTTTGACAGATTAAAAGCTAAAGATTGGAAATATAAAGAAGAAAAAACAGGTAGGATGATGGAATCAATATATAAGAGTTGTGATGTACAATTCTTGGATCAAAAAAGATTTCCTACTAAAGAAAAAGGTAAGTACACAGCCTCAGTTAAAAATGTTGTACAGATAAATATAAAAGATTTTGAAGAAGTACCTATACACCATACTAAAATAAAACATAAAACGGAGATAATGTAATGCACGATGACATAGAAAACACTTTAGAGTTCCAACAAATGTTAAATGATATGGAAGATGAGCTGTACGAACGTGATCGCCTGCTTGAGCGAAAACAAATTTTAAAATTTATAAAAGGTAAAACTTTATCAGAAGCAAAGGAACTTGTTTTTGTTATAAAACATGAAATGCCTCTCAACGCCTTTAGGAAGCTACATTAATGAAACCATTACCTATAGCTACAATGCAGATTGAAGTATACAATGTGGAAGAAAGCCCCCTACATCAAATAGTAAAAAAATTAATATATAAAAAAATTCTAGACTTAGAACCCTATAATTTTAATTGTGTGTATCCTTCTGGTAAGTTGGCTAAAGAAATTTATGGACCCTATGCCCCTCGGGATTTTCCAGAAAGAGAGATATTTAATTATAATGAAAGAAACGAAAAGCAGAAAGAAATTAGAGAGACTATGACTTGGGACGATCCAAAGATTAAAATACTTTTAGATAATATTTCTGAAACCGGTAGACAGGAAGATAGAGAATATAGCCCAAATCCTTTTAGACATGATTCAAGACGTGCCACAACTTATATACCCATACGACCATATGCGGGTAAGATCTTTATGGAGTATGCCTTCTTTCTTAATGGTCTAAAAATTATTCCAGACATTACCCTGATAGATGAAAAGGAGAAGCCAGAAACGGCTATTGAAATATTATATACGAGCCTACCTAACGCAGACAAATTAATTAAATATATTGAATCAGATTTAAACGTAATATTTGTTTTTGCTGATGAAGCTATTGAAATATTAGCAACAGATATGACATGTAGGCGAGAGTATTTTAATTTTCCAATTAGAGAAGCATGGTTAAAAGACACGCCTAAAAAAGAAAAAATTAGTCGAGCAGTTAATATTCTTTTGCATAAAAAACTACATCATAAAAACAAGGAATATATTACTCACAAAGATGTCATTAAAAATACAGAGTGGGACCCAAACCATAGATGGAAGAAGAATCGTATGAATATAGGTTTAAGAATAGAAACTATGTCAGCCGAAGACTCTGGAACCCTGCAAACACATAATTTAAGTCATTCAATGATACAGATGAAAGAAACCAGTTCATTGATTATCTTACTAAGGTATTTACAAAAATATATAAAAGAAGAAACAACAATAAACAACAAGGAAAGGAGACCTACAGTATGAAAATCTGTAAAAAATGTAAAAAAGGAATCGATGACGTAGTCGGGGAGGCTATGGCACGTGGCCCTCAAACTTTTGAAGAGCATCTAGCATACGAGGAAAAGAAGGAACAGGGTCGTCACCTGGATGATTTCCATAAGCGCGCGGTTCCGATTGAATGGCATATTTGTGATGATTGTAAATGAGCTATAAACCACCAGTTCCACTGAGTAAATCAGAGAAGAGAGAGGCAATGCTCTTGGGGGCTATTGTAGCTTTATTGTACCTTTTTGCATTGGGATATTATTTATTATGATCAGTAGAAAAATATACGGGCCTCCGGGAACAGGGAAAACAACTAAACTTATTGATTATGTTAAAACATTTTATAAGTTGGGAACACCTTTGGATAAGATTGGTTACTTTGCTTTTACAACCAAAGCAGCTGACGAAGCTATTGATAGAATGTTAGATGCATACAAGCATCTACAAAGAAAAGATTTAAAACATTTTAGAACATTACATTCGTTAGCATTTAATAGACTTGGTATGAAGAAGAGTGAAGTCATGCAGGATGAGCATTATGAAGATATAGGAAGAAGTGTGGGCATAGAGGTTACCGTCTACTCTGACGGGAAAGAATCCACAGGGTTTATTGATTCTAATAGTGAATATTTTAATTTAATAAATGCAGCTAGAATAAAAGAGTGCTCTATTGAAGATGAATACAACACGGGCATGTATTCCTATGAATTAGAAAAAAATTTATTATATATTTTAAGAGATGAACTAGATAATTATAAAGAGTCATATAAACTTAAAGATTTTACAGACATGATCGAAAAATTTACGGACCCAAATATGGCTGAATTGTGTCCAAAATATGACATAGTTTTTGTTGATGAGGCACAAGATTTATCTCCAATACAGTGGAAAATGGTAAATATTCTGCGAGAAAATTCCAAATATGTTATACTAGCCGGTGATGATGATCAAGCTATTTATGGGTGGGCTGGTGCAGATGTGCTTAAGTTTATAGCTACACAAGCTAAAAAAGACATTATTTTGCCACAATCTTACAGGGTTCCTAGGAGTGTCCAGGACATTGCTAATAAAATATTAGATAGAATTCCACATAATAGAAGAGTTAAAAAAAATTGGCAAGCTAAAGATGAAGAAGGGGGTGTACACTACATTACTGCAATTGATGATGCACCTTTATACAAGGATGACTGGTTGGTGTTAGCCCGAACTAATGACAGATTAGAAAAACTTAAACCAATTTTAAAAGACATGGGAATTTATTTTCAATTTAAAGGGAGAAAAAGTTTTAAATCTGCCTTGTTTAGAAGTATTCTAAACTACACTAGATGGCAAAACAAAGGAGACCAATTATCTTTAAGTGAACTCAGAGATATATTAAGTTGTATTGGTTTTTTTCCCAATTTAAACCCTTATCCCACGGAAGAAAAATTATATAATTTAAAAGAATTTGGATTTAGTAATACTCAAAGATGGTTTGATGTTTTTACAGTAGACCCGGAAGAATGTTTATACATTAGAGAAATGCTGAGACAGGAAGAAAATTTACATAAAGATGCAAGAGTACAATTATCTACAATTCATTCTGCAAAAGGTGGTGAAGCAAAAAATGTTTTACTTATTTTAGATAATACAAAAACAATTAGAGAAGCTACAGAAAAAAGCAATGACAAACATGACGAAGAGCATAGAGTTTGGTATGTAGGTGTTACACGTACTAAACAAAATTTATATATAATGACAGCAAAAAGAGAGGATCGAGGGTATGACATCGAAAGTTTGGGATAAACAACACGGCGGATCACATTATCAGAAATTTAAAATTCAGCCAAGTAAATTTGTGGTTGAAAATGAGTTGCTTTTTCCAGAAGGCTGCGTTATAAAATATATCTGCCGACACAGGCTGAAAGGAAAGAGACAAGATTTGGATAAAGCTATTCACTTTATAGAAATGATAATTGAAAGAGATTATTCAGAGAAAGAAGATAAGCTAAAAGATAAAAAAAATTCATGGGGGATCGTAAATGAAGATTCCTAAGTTCGAAGCACAAACTGAATGGGTTAAACCTACAGAATTTCCAGACTTAAGACAAGTAGATGAAATAGCAATAGATTTAGAAACTAAAGATCCTGATCTAATTAAAAAAGGGTCCGGTTCAGTTATAGGTAATGGAGAAGTAATTGGTATAGCTGTAGCCACAAAACATTATAGAGGATATTTCCCGATCGCTCACGAAGGTGGTGGCAATATGGATAAATCAAGGGTTTTAGACTGGTTAAAAGATATATTAGAATCCCCATCAACAAAAATTTTTCACAATGCTATTTACGATGTTTGTTGGCTACGGGCGATGGGATTTAAAATAAATGGTGACATAGCGTGCACAATGATTGCTGCAGCAATCACTGATGAAAATAGATTTAGATATGATCTTAATAGTTTATCGTGGCATTATCTTGGTTATGGTAAGAACGAAGCTGCACTTGCAGAAGCTGCAGAAGAGTGGGGCATAGATCCAAAATCAGAAATGTATAAGTTACCTGCAATGCATGTTGGTGCATACGCTGAACGTGATGCTGAAGTAACTTTTGGTCTTTGGCAAGAAATGAAAAAAGAAATTATTAGTCAGGATTTAGAGGACATATTTGACCTTGAAACAGAACTGTTTCCTTGCCTGGTTGACATGAGATTTAAAGGCGTGCGTGTGGATATTGAAAGAGCTCACGCAATGAAAACAGAATTTAAAAAAGCAGAACAAGAACTATTACATAAAATAAAAAGAGAAACAAATATTGACACACAGATATGGGCTGCAAGATCTATTGCTAATGTATTTGATATATTAAGATTAGAATACCCACGTACAGAAAAAACTGAAGCACCATCATTTACTAAAAATTTTTTACAAGAACATAAACATCCTGTTGTTAATATGATTGCTAAGGCAAGAGAAATTAATAAAGCTCACACAACCTTTATAGATTCTATTCTTAGATATGAACACAAGGGTAGAATACATGCAGAGATAAACCAACTCAGATCACAAACTGGGGGCACGGTAACTGGTAGGTTTTCCTACCAGAATCCTAACCTACAACAGATTCCAGCACGTAATAAGGATCTGGGGCCTAAGATCAGATCATTATTTATTCCTGAAGAAGGTTGTAAGTGGGGGGTCTTTGACTACTCACAACAAGAACCAAGATTAGTAGTACACTATGCGTCATTATATAAACTACCATCAGTTTATGATGTGATTGATGCATACAACACAGACTCAAGCGCAGATTTTCACCAAACAGTAGCAGACATGGCTGAGATACCACGTTCACAAGCAAAAACAATTAATCTCGGACTATTCTATGGAATGGGTAAGGCTAAACTTCAAGCAGAACTAGGTGTTACTAAAGAAAAAGCTGTAGATTTATTTAACACCTATCACAGTAGAGTACCATTTGTTAAACAGTTAATGGAGAAAGCATCTAACAGAGCACAGGATAGAGGACAAATAAGAACTTTACTAGGTCGACTTTGTCGCTTCCATTTATGGGAACCGAATCAATTCGGGATGCATAAAGCATTACCTCACGAAGAAGCACTCAGGGAACATGGACCAGGGATTAGGAGAGCTTATACATACAAAGCATTAAATAAATTAATTCAAGGTAGCGCAGCCGACATGACAAAAAAATCTATGTTAGAGCTTTACAAAGAAGGAATTATACCGCATATACAAATTCATGACGAATTAGATCTGTCTATTGAAAGCGATGAACAATCTAAGAAGATCGTTGAGATTATGGAAAATGCGGTTACACTTGAAGTGCCTAACAAAGTTGACTATGAATCAGGTGATAACTGGGGGGAGATAAATGGCTGATGGCTTATTTAAATGCAAACATACCTATCATAGAATGCTATGTGAGAGGAAACTATCTCCGAGATCAAAAAGATTCCCACAATAAATATTTTACTTGCACGGTATTTGGTTTTAGTTCTATTCCAAACTCAGTACCATTATTTCATTTCCTAATGGAAGATGGCGGTCTGTGGTGGCGAGCACCTATTTCCGCTTTCTGCAAAAAACCAGGGGTTAAAGAACTTCCCCTGGATGAACTTATGATGTGGGACTGTTTTAGTTATAACGTAGCAGTCACAACTTTCTATCAATTAGCTGGATCTAAAATGAAATACATATCAAGACGTAAGAAACATCGGGAAGGAATATATTTATTTACCATAGACTGGTGTAGTGGAGACTTTAATGAATTAAATTTTGGTTATTCAGAAAAGCCAGGTCAACATAAATGCGGTCATGTAATTGAATTAGACGACGGAAACTATGCAATACAGCCAAATAATAGACTAAGAGTCTTCGATCCATCGATGGGTAATGACCCATCAAAAAACTTGATAAATAGGTTAGTAACTAGTAAAACATGGTCAGTAGAGAAAACATCTAAGTGGATAACTGACGAGCACGAAGAAGGAAGCTATGACTATCAACTTAGGGAACTGGAGGAGAAAAATGAACAAAGCAATTGAAAACTTAAAAGAGAAAATTGAGCACAATTGGCTAATGCATAGAGAATATATCATTGGCGGAGTTGTAGGTTTTATAATTGGCGCTTTAATATTCTAGCAGGAGGAGGGTCTATGAATTTCTTAAAAAAATTATGGATCAAATTTAAAGTTCGTTTACTTAAAAGTTATTTTGAAATGAATGGCACATTGAAGAAAAAAGATGATTAGATGCGAAAAATGTAATCACGAATGTCACTGTAAAAATCAGGAGCATATTGATGAGTACTTAGATATATGTCCTTGTGATGACTGTGAATGTAAAGAACGAGCTGAGGACAAAACATACGAATGATGGAAAAAATTTTAACGATGTTGGTCGGACTCCTAATTGCATTAGGGGGTTGGTCGCTATCTAGAACTTTTGAACTCTCAACTATTCAAGCAGTACATGAAGATAAAGTAGAGAGAATTCAACAACAAGTTTTAAAACTAGAAGACCTGGTTGATAAAATGATGGATTCAGATGAAGAAATTATAGAGCAACATAAAAAATTATTTGAAGCTTTAGAAAATCAACCATCAACAGGGTATAATTATAACTAATGGCACTTAAAATTTCAGAAGAAGCCGCCGTACAAATGCCGATGAAGACGGTAGCCTCACTGATCGCAATGGTCGCGATTGGAACGTGGGCTTATTTTGGTATCATAGAGTCTCAGAATCGGATGGAGACAACTCTAAAATTAATGGAAACCGATGTGGTCGAAAATACGGAATTCCGTATCAAGTGGCCGAGGGGGCAACTGTAGGCTCGCTTCCGGCTGACTCAGAACAATTTATGATGATCGAGGATCTTTACAAGACCACCGATAAGTTGAACAAACATATCGACTCTATGTCCTTGAATAAAGTAAATATTGAATTTTTAAGAAAACAAATGGATAAAGTATTAGAAGACATAGAAGAATTAAAAGATGCTAATAGAGAAATCCATTACAAAAACGGGAGCCCAAATTGATCGAACAAGTTTTTGCCCTACTGATGTTTATAAACGGAGAAATTAAGGAACACCGTATCCAACCCTCGATGGGAACGTGCCTTCGTGGGAAACGTGAGGCAGAGAGAACCTACAGTGAAACTGTATCTTATAAATGCTATAAGGGTAAAGCAAAGACCGAGATTTACATGGGAGAAAAATCAATTAAGGCATTGATACTAGAATAATCATGGCTAAACAAAACGCATTACAACGAATAGATTCCCACGAAAAATTATGTAGAATCATGCAGAAACAAACTTACGATAAAATTCACAAATTAGAAAATCAAATAAACAGAATAGAAAGTATTTTATTAGTATCTGTAGGGGCCTTAATTACAGGTATGGCTTACGTTATCTTTACTTTATTAACAAAGTAATGAAACTTTTTCATAATCCCATTGAGAAATGGTATATTATTTCCTTAGTTATTATATTAATTTTCTTAGGAATAAACGTATAAGATGAATAAAAAAGCGTATGCTTTTTTCTTGAAAAAAAATAGACCAAGAAATAAAGTAGCACAACAATTAAGTGATGGACGTTATCACCAGCGTGTGGTAAAGAATAAGAAAGCATATGACAGAAAAAAACATAAGATGGACAGCTGAGATAGTGACTGGGCAATGCCCAACGTGTACTGAGACTACTTCTTTGGTAGGAATTACTAAAGAATTCTATAGATGTATGACCTGTGGTTCTGATCTTAAACAACATGTTAATGGTAAAATATCATATTTACCTGTAATACACCCACCTGATGGTACAAAACCATACGTTAGAGACTGGTAATGGCTAAAGCTAAGGGTTTATATGCAAAAGTAGCACACGTACCTATTCAAAAAGGCAGCTCCCAGGGACGTCATCCCAATACTTCAACCATGAATAAACACAAGCGTAGGTCGTGGAAAAAATATCGTGGACAAGGAAGATAACACTTGACAAAAATCCTATAAAATACTATATATACAGAAAGAAAGGACAATATGAAGTATAAATTTACAGTAACAGAAGAAGGCAAAGAGCCCGAAGAAAAGGAATCAATGTCTTTTAAAAAATTACTAAAGTCTATAGTAAATACAAACCCAAAATGGACGGGTTCGTTAAACTATAACAACAAGAAAGGACGTGAAGTTACACACAACATATTAAGAGGTAAAAAAATATGATAGATAAACTTTATAGACGATCTTCTTCTGAGGTTGTAGCCCTTGAAAAAGAGTTAGAAAAACTTTTAGATATGGATACAAAAGACACAGCCCCAGAATTTTTGTGGCCTTTGTATCAAAAAATAGAAGTTATTATAGATAGAATAGTTAAATTAAGAGCTAGGAGACAATTTATAGTTAATAATTTAATCAGTGATATAGGAGAAATGGAGGAACATGAGAGAAAGAAAACTAACAATCACTAGTAAAAACATAACCACTAAACAATGGACTAATTTACTACTTGAACTAAACTTAATTAAAGAAGCATGGAGACCTTATGCAACGTTAGAGTTACAGGCACCAGGGCTCAAGAAAATAATTGCTTTTGGAAGGAAGACAGGTGACGACAAAGAAACTAGACGAACTAGCTAATCTTTGGGAAAAAACTAAAGACCCTATATATAGAGATTTGTGGTATAAATTTGTTAAGGAGTTTGCAAATGGAAGAGTTGGTACATTGGATGATGATTTATGTGATGAACGCAGAGGAACTAATAATAAAAGTTCCACTGGAGTTTGCACGACCAATGACCCTACTTGAATGTTCGGGTTATGCGGATGCACATAGAGAAGCGGTGTCTGTGTATAACGAAGAATTAAATAGATGGGTCATGAACGATGGATCGGGGAGCTGGTTTGGTCATCAATGTTTTCAAGACCCAAGCAAGATGTTTAAGGTACCACATAATATTAAATGATGTTTATAAGCTTTGGACTGATATGCATAATTTATTTATTTATAGTTCTACTTTTATTAATGTGGAACAACGAACAAGTTTGAAAAGGACCGGCGTCCAAATAATGCCTCGCGCTATTCCCTGTACGTCAAGCGATGACCCGAAAGGGTAGCCTCGGAGCCTTTGCTCGCCTAGGAGTACGTGCACGGAAACTAGGTGGGTTGTATGATTAAGCAGGTTTTCCTTTTTTAGGAAAATCTTTTTCTTCCATGCAGAAAAATTTTATTATAGTTCCATATTTATTAACTTCTTTGGGACCGATCTCTTTAGCTTTTTTAATGGCTTCATTATAACCTGCTATCATGCATTCATAATGAGTAGGGTATATTTCCGGCAGAGTATGGGGAGGTAAACACTGCTGATATACACTGGTACAAATAATCATACTTAATAAAAATTTCATTGACACCTATTGTAAAACATGAGATAAATCCCATATGATTAATAAAAATAAGAAAGGAGTATAACAGTTATGACTGATATAACAAAATATAAAAACGTGTCATTATCACATAAGACCTATGAAGCAATTGACGTGTTAAGAAAAAAGATAGTTCCAAATACTGTACTGAGTCGTTCTCAAACTATAAATATTTTAGTGAACGAGAAAGTGAGGAAGTTAAATGGAAAAATCAAAAAAGACTAAAAGAGTAATTTGTCCTCATTGTAAGGGCAATGGATATATAAGAGTACCATACAAGTTGGCTAAAGAAGAAATGACTGCACAATGTGGTGTCTGTGACTCGGAAGGAGAGATAGATGCTGAACAGCGTGATGATATTTATGTTGATGCTGATGGTATTCACCGGTTGCAGTAAAATGGATCTGGATCCTAATCCATTAACAACAATAGGAAGGGTAATAATAAACCATGACAATGACTGAAGAAGATATTGAAAGGATTAATAAACGAGGTCCTAATGACCTTGAAGAAACTATCCATCAATTAAAAAAACAAGTAGAGTTTTTACAAGGTAAGTGTCGACAAGCTGGTCAAGCTATTCTGGACTTAGAGCTTCAAAAGGGTAGTCTTTCTAAAGAATTAGATAGGTTATCAGAAGAGAATGACAACTTAAGAATAATATTAAAGGGAAAACAAAATGGTAAAGAATGAGAAAGGAACAGAAGTTAAATACCAGGTCCTTCAATGGGGTCCTTGTATTGTTCATTTAAAAATTTCTGAAGATTTTCAACAGAAGTTATTAAAAGGTGGAGAAGAAGCTAGAAAAAAGAATAAAGATTTTAGATCTAATCTAGCTGGAATCATTAAAGAAGAATATGCTTATGAAGATAGAAAAGATTATGTAGATGAAATTGCACAATTCTTAACTGTCTATGATGCAGCTTATCAGAAGTGGAAGAATGAAGAGTATAAAGTAAAGCCTGAATATATTTTAAATTCTTTATGGATTAATTACATGAAGAAGAATGAATATAATCCACCTCATGATCACTCAGATTATTTAAGCTTTGTAATATTCTTAAAGGTACCAGAAGAAATAACCAAGGAACAGGAAGAGTTTGTAGGAAACTCGGCTGGACCCGGAAGTTTATCTTTTTTGTATGGTGATGGCAATAGACAATCTATTACTTATCAATCAGTTAAACCTAAAGAACGAGACATCTTTATATTTCCTGCATGGATTAAACATTACGTTGCACCTTTTTATTCTGATGTAACTAGAATCTCTGTCTCTGGTAATATTATGGATTCAGTAAAGATTAACCAGGTTAGAATAGCTAACGAGCTCGCAGCTAAACAAGCAGATAAATTAAAGAATCCACATGAAGGAAAGTGATATTTCATACATAGCCGGACTCTTTGATGGGGAAGGTAGTATTCATTATAAGCAAGCACCAGAAAAGAAAAAGAAACATAAAGGTAAAGGTTATAGAATGTCTAACTCTTGGCGTATCAGTATGGAAGTAACCATGACTGATCCTATGGTAATTAACTGGTTAAGGGAGACTTTAAAGGTTGGCACAGTTACAAAGAAGCCTCGTAAAGGACTTCGTAAAGATGGTACTAAATATTTAATGCAGTATAGATGGCGTTGTACTTTTAGGGATGCTTATTATGTTTGTAGATTAATTTGGCCTTGGTCTAAAACTAAACTACACAAAGTAGAACAGATCATAGATCACTATTCAGATCATGGAATTGTGAAGGATAAGGTGGTTGATCTAAATGAATATAGAAAGGTTATGAGTCTTGAATAAAAAATCCAAAGGCATGAAATGGGACGGAAAATCAAGGGTTTCCACGGATTTGTATAGAAAACGTTGGGACGAAATATTTAAAAAAAAGACTAAGAAAGAAAAGTTAAATGCTACGCAAAAACTACTTGAAGAAATAGCTGATCGAAATGGATTTTAATGTATTATAAATTTTTAGTATGGTTGATGGGAATTGCAGGTTCTATTAGTTCATGGGCCTGGAGAGAACATGTTAAAATTTTAAAACGTATACAGGACATTGAACATAAAAAATTGATTCTAAATCAAAAGAAGCAAGAATACTTAAGAGGGTTAATTAATAAAGAATGAAAAAATTAGAATTGTTTTTTCCGAGACTATTAAAAGATACCTATGTTATTCATTCGACAGGGGGATATCATCCTTTTAGAAATGTAGAAGATGCAGCACCTATTTTTAAAGAAGATTGTTGGCCTTATATTCAACGAATTCATTGGCCGGTTACTACAGATCGAGCGAATAAATGGCGACAAGAAAATAAACCTAAACAAATAAATTTAAATATATCTTTTAGACACATGTATCCTTATCATAGTTTTTCTGGTGAGAATACAAGGGAAATACGTATAAAGAATCGTAAACCTAGAGTCACTCATAAATCCCTTTATATTAAAATGCACAGTGCTGTGGCAAAAGCTTTTATTCCTAATCCTGAAAACAAGCCTCAAGTTTGCCATCTAAATGATGACCCTTTAGATTATCGTGTAGAAAATCTAAAGTGGGGAACTAATCAGGAGAATCATACCGGTAGAGGTGGAGACAGGCAAAGTAAAAAAGATTATGCTTTGATTCATTCTATCTTTAAAATGAATGGTTGGGCTAAAGGAGAGAAATGAAACGAATAAAAAAATTTGATTATCCTAAGTCAATGAGGTCATTGATTAATGGTAAACGACACTATGATATTGGTGAAGAAAAATTACCATCGGTGACTACTATCTTGTCCGCGACCCAGTCGGAGGAGAAGAAAAAATCCTTAGCTGATTGGAGGGCCAGGATGGGGGCACAGTCGGCGGATCGAGTTAGAGATATAGCAGCAATGCGTGGTACTGCCATGCACAGGTATCTGGAGGCTTATATTGATGGATCAGGGCACAAGGACCTAACATCCATTGGTAAGGAAGCAGAAGGTATGGCCAAGAAGATTATTGAATCAGGGCTCGGGGAACTTGATGAGGTGTGGGGACAGGAAGTAACCCTGTACTATCCTGGGTTGTATGCAGGAGCTACTGACATTGTAGGAATATACGAAGGCCAGCCAGCCATAATAGATTTTAAACAAACTAATAAACCAAAGAAACGTGAATGGATAACTGATTATTTTGCCCAGCTGGGGGCATATTGCATGGCCCACAACTATGTATATCGTACTACGATTCAGAAGGGAGTCATCCTGATGTGTAGCAAAGATTTACTTTTTCAGAAATTTGAAGTGTCTGGTAAAGAATTTGTAGACTACCAACACGAGTTCTTGCGTAAAATAGACCAATACTACAAAAATGTACCAAACCAAAAAGAGGGCCAAGGTACAAAAAATGGTTGAAAAGTACGCTAAATCATTGAAGAATTTGCTCATCAGGGCAATTGTATACACTTTTTTCATGAAAAAAAATTTTTATTTTTTTATTTTTTTAAAACCTAGGTACAATTGGTACAATTATAAAAAGCTAGCAATACCAACGCTTAATTGCTCAAATTTGTACCAAACCCCCTTGGTACAATTAGGTACAATTGGTACAATTTTTCCAGAAGTGAGCAATACCAACGATTTAAGGGGCGCGCGCGTATATTTTTATATTATATATTTTTATTTTATAAATCTGGGAGTATACAGAAGTCATGACCAGAAATAAGAAATCAAAGTATAGACACGTCAAGATCGGTTCGAAGACTTATTATTTTTATCGGATTGAGTGGGTGGATATAACAGGCGATGCCGGTCATGCATCAATCGAAGAATTTGATAAATTCGCATGCAGCAAAATGATAACACATGCATACATTTACAAAAAAACAAAAAAGTTTGTTTGGTCATTCTCGTCATATGAAGAAAAAGATGTTTCATTCTCCGATAGAAATATATTCCCGGTTGGTTGTATTGTTAAAATGACAAAATTACTTGTCTAGTTTTCTCTCGATAAGTTTCTTAGAAGATATTCCCTCAATTCGTTCTGCTTGAAGTTCTTTTAATCTTTTAATTTCTTCTAGTTTCTCTAATTTAGATAGATCGCTTAGATTACCATGTAGATGAGTCTCAATGAATTGTCCTGTAGCTTTACCTATAAGATTTTCAAAGCCCAATGCTTTTTCTGGCTTACCAGCGTCTTCTAAAGCTTTGGATAACTTCTGTTGTCGTAACACATAGTTATTTTTGGTTACAGTATAGGACCTGTTCACCTCGTTAAGTTTATAACGTAGGTATTTAATTACCTTCTGGTTATCCATTAGTTCTGACCCTTCAACGTTAGCTCTTTTAGGACTATATCCTGCGGCTAGTGCGGCATCTGTGTATGTAGTTCTGCCTTGATTGTAGACTAAGTAGTCTACAAATCTTCGCTGCATTTCAGTAAGGGCATCTACTGGATGTGCCTTCTTTTTGACAACTTCCTGACTCATAGTTGCAATATATAAGATATGGGATATAATACAACCCTAGAAATATGATAGATGGAAAGACATTCAGACACGTTTTAGATAAGATGCTTAAGTCTCCAGTATGTCAAGGTGCAAGAGTTCAAATCGAGCTATCTAATGGAGAATTTTTTGATGTTGATAGTGTAAAACTTCTTGAAAATAAAATAATTGGTAGTAAAGAATCTCACAGATTGGTCCTTACATGTAAGCGTCCAACTGAAACAATGGGAAAAATCATAGGCAAACTTTAGTTGAGGTTACCTTGGTAAAACCTGAAACTAAATTTTGGTATGAGCTTAAAAGAAATACAAATAAAATTATCTGGACACGCCTGGAAAATAAAGCTTTATTTGGCACTCCTGATCTATTGGGTTACGCTCCTTCTGGCAACTTTTTCACCACTGAATTAAAGGTATCAAGAGGTAATAGGATTACCTTTTCCCCCCATCAAATTAGCTTTCATGTGAAACATAATTTGAATTCATTTATCCTTGTTGCTTGTGCCCCGGATAAGGGGAAGGTACGCTTGTACCCTGGTGCTTGGATCCTGGAGCTTGTGCGCTTGGGACTTCAGCTTGAGCCCTTAAGGGAAGGTTGGAAGCTTGTGGCCCAGAAGCTTGAGAGCTTGTAAGCTTGCGAGCTTGTGCTCTTAATTTTTTATAAAAATTCGGGTGTCTCCATACGTGAGTCATATCCATCTCTGTTAGTGCTTGCCGTAACATATGTTAGATGTTCCCCGGTCCCAGCATGCGCGGCAGCTGCCGCAGGCGTTGCCCTGATCGGGCGCCGGGCAGGTCCTGTCTCCAGGCTTCGTTGACACAGTCGACGTCCACGGCCAGTGTGTCACCGGTCCCTGGTCTATCATATGTGAAGAGATTCTAATAATTAAATTTGTTGGAATTACGGCCGGATCCATGAGCGTTAAAAATTTTACTTCTCTAGTTGGCATCCAGTGTCTGGTCCCCGGTGTACGCTTGCACACTAAAAAAATATTTTTTAGATGCTCGCAGCTCTGGATGTCTCCGCTGTCATGCCACCTGAACCAGTCCTGGTCCTTGATCAGTGTTACCATGGCGTCCACCCATCGCGGGTCCGTCAATGCTTGCAACCTACGGTTGAGCGCGTCCTTAACGTTCCTGAACCGGTAGCGGCCTTTCATGGCGTAACAGCCCGCGCAGACAGAGCCAGGGACCTTCTGGAGCTTCACCCCGGTGATACATCTCCAGGCTGGCAGGTTGTGCGCCGGTCCGGGCATCTTGCTTGGCTTCGACAGCCCGCCGGTTATTTGTCTTGCTTCTTTTTTAAGCATTTTAAAATCCTTTCTACTTTTTTAATATATGTTTTTTTTAAGTACTTATGATCAGTAATAAAATAATCTAATAAATAATATTTCTTTTTCATATCTTATAATATCCTACAGCTTGGGACCTGTCAAGCTTGGACGCTTGCAGGCTTGCAGCTTGCAGCTTTCCGGGCGGGCCCACCCAAAAAAAAGAAGCGCACAACTTGAGGTTGTGCGCCCCATTCCTAACAGATTGGAATTTTTTCAATCTAATAAGACCATATAAGCTTTGGCGTTGTGCTGCCTGAACCAGTCCAGACCCTTCCTCATTTTCTCCCAGTGCTTAGATCCTCCGGTGCCCAGGGTCCTGTCTTCGATGGTTGCGGCAACTTCATCAATAAAAATTTTATCATGAATGCGCGCTTCTTCTTTGGTCAACATCACAGCTTCACCATTGAACCTGTTACGTCTCTCTTCAGTTTTTTCTTTTTTCATTTTTTCTCCTTTTTTAAATCTTATAATATCCCAGGTCCCCTGTCAAGCTTGGGCGCTTGGACGCTTGGACTTTATTGGGAGGGCCCACCCAAAAAAAATATTTTCACAGTGATTTTTCTCTGACTAGTTCTGTATCAGGCTGGACTAGATCTCCATGTTCTTCTTCCATTTCATTCCAATCTAGAATATTAAGCCCTGAAGCTACAGCCTTAGCCTCTTCATGATTTCTGCACATACAGAAGGTGAACGTGTGGGTGTCTCCATAATTACACATGACCACTGAACCTTCAGCCCAGTGGCAACCTTCTTTATTAATTTGTTTTATTTTATTTTTTGTTAGCATTTTTTTCCTTTCTAAATTCATCCTACAGCATCCCAGATCCATTGTCAAGCTTGTGGCTTGCTGCTTTTTTTAATTTTCATATTAACCCATACGTGCTTACTATAGAACACGTATGAGCAAAACCTGGCGGAATGTATAGGCCGGCCGCAGACCGCTGATTTTTTCTCATTATTCCTGATCCCAGATCCAACAGTTAAGTACTCAATAGCCGTACGAACTATTAACAAACCCATTCCAGCCTATTGGATCAGGGATCAGCTTGAACCCTTACTTTATATATAAATATAAAAAATTTTTTTCTATTTCAAGTTGCATTTCTTTCTGCAACTTGCGGTTGCGTTTTTGTACTGCCAACCGCAAGTTAGCTTAAATTGTATATTTAAGTTTTTATAAATAAATATAAATTAACATATAATCCTATTGACAAAGAATGTCAATAGTGTAAATTAAAAATAATGCAAATAAATAAAAACAATAACAGAAAGGACAAAATGAGCAGAATAAGACTGAACCAAGAGTACAGAAATAAGATAGCCAATAGAATGCGAGTACACTTGGAACAAGAGGACACAATAGAAAAACAAAAATATGACAATTTAAAAGGCGACCAAATTGACATAAATGACAATGCTTGGAATGTTGCTGAAAAAATAGTTCGTAGGCATTATACACCAAGTGATGTTGAAAAAGCCTACTACCTACAAAATAAATTTGAGAATGTAAATACTATTGCAAAGGATAGTTGTTTTCACTTTCATTATATGGGGGAAGTAGAGGGTAGAGATTATGACAATAATCCTATTAAAGAAACTAAAGCAATAGAAAAACATTTTGATTTTAGATTAAATGGTTCTATTGATACTGAAAACAATGATAGTTATAATCGTTCTGACAATGAGTATGGTTATGCTTTATTTCGTGATGAACTTAAAGCCCAAGAGAACTGCAACCCAGATATTTTGATTGAACAAGAGGGCAAAGAAAACAACCCACATTTAACAAAATATAGAGACGCAAATAATAAATATCTTGGTGATGATGACAAGGGTTATGGTAAAGAATGGAATGAGAAGTATCAATTAGATTTAATTGGTAGGGAGTATTGCCGAGATAGAACTTTACTTTGTTCAGAACAAGAGTTTATGATGTTGATAGATTGGAAAAAAGCAAAAGGTCAATTTGTTATGGCACATCATAAGTGGATTAAATCTGTACTAGACCAGATGAAAGAAATTAAAATTGGTCTTAAAGGTTATAAATATTTAGACGAGGCTTTAGAGTTGTCAAAAGAACTTGGCTTGAATATTACTGACGCAGAAATAATCAGAACAAACTCTACTGGGCTTGTAATCTATAATCCTAAAAATCTAGCTGATAGAATAAAAGGAATGAAGAACAAGAGAGTTAAAACGAAAGAAGAAAAAATAGCTGAAAGAATGGCATATATGCAACAATCACAAGTTGCAAATTAATTTTTTCTAACTATTGACAATTCTGGGAGTTTAAAATAAACTCCCAGAATAACAGAAAGGAAAAAATGACAAATAAAATAGACTTAAACAACATACCAAATAATTTTGTTGTAACTTATTTTGCTAATAAACATAAAAAAGTTATTACAAGAAATGGTAGTTGGTTCAAACCAAATACAGACACAGTAGGCAAGGCATTTATATCAAAAAATGGTGTAGTATGTTTTGTCTATTGGGATTTAGACGCAACTCCAGATGAGAAAGGCAATCAATGGCGAATGGCGAAAAATCCAATGACAATAAAAGCAACAACAACAATAGAGGGATAAATATGACATACTTTATAATGAGAAAGTTTAAAATTGAACACAGTGATTATGAACCAGAATATAGGGTTGAAAAATGTACTGACAATTTAGACCAAGCAAATAAATTTTTATCTGCCTTGTCTTTGTTAGAGGAAAGTAAGAATATAACTTATTTTATTGTTCAACACGATTTCAATGAACCATTAATCCTAACAAAAGAGGTGGCATAAATGATAGATTACAATTTAGTCCTATACTTCGGTATAGGGCTAATTGTTTTTGGTTTTGTTTTATTTTTAGTTTCAATTCATTTTGAAAGGAAAGCAGAAATAGAATTATTTAAACTGGAACAATTAAAAAAATCTTTTGACAAGAACAAAGCAAAAGTTTTTAAGACTGTTGATAGTAAAGGCGACATGACAATATGGTATCAATATAATGAGTGATTATAACTGGTGTCATAATCCTGATTGCCATAAGATTGAAACGCAATCAAGGGTACGAGGTTCAGGGGATAATAAAGTTTTAAGAACTGTTAAAATAAAAGCTAATAGGTTTAATGGTTATCAAAGTAATATTTGGAATTACTTTTGCAACAACAGCTGCTTGTTTCAATTCTTAAATAAGTTTGGACAAGAGGTTGCTAACATAAGACCAGTTAAGCAACCAAGTGAAACTCCAATCAAAGTTGAGAAAGAAAAATACGACAGTTGGAGATATGACTATAATGATATTGAGGGTAGACCACAACGAGTACCATATCAAGCAACAAGAACATCAATCAAATTAAAGAACTCGCAAGAGTAATAAGCCATAAATATTAGGGGAGTAAAATCCCCTAGTACTACTCGCTATAAATGTATGCAGTAATTGCATATACCACATATAGTTGGTCAAGAACTATCTCCCACAAAGTCCTACGCATATTGTCGCAGGCGCAAATTCACAATTCTGGGCGGGCCCACCCCCACAATTTATAGAGGTACCAGGGCGGGCCCACCCTGGAACGAAAATTGGGAGGGCCCACCCACTTTAAATAAAAAAAGGGGTCCCAAGTCTACCCTTTATTGATTAATTCAGACGGTTAAGGTATAACTTTTCAAAACATATTTGAGATATGCAAGATACGGAAAATATTACAAAAAATTTAGAAGGGTTGACCCCAGAAGAAAGTGCTAAGCTAATAGAACTTGAAAGAAGTGTAGCATTGGATGAAGCCAAGCCAAATATTACAAAAAATTTTTTAAGTTTTGTAAAATACGTTTGGCCTGAGTTTATAGAGGGGTCCCATCATAAAATTATTAATAAAAAATTCAATGATCTTGCTGAAGGCAAGATTAAACGACTGATCATAAACATGCCGCCAAGACATACAAAGTCGGAGTTTGCCTCATACTTACTCCCGGCATGGATGATTGGGAACAACCCAAAATTAAAAATAATTCAAGCAACTCACACGGCCGATCTTGCAATTGATTTTGGACGTAAGACTAAAAACTTAGTTGATGAAAAGAATTACCAGGAACTGTTTACCACTAGACTTCAAGAAGATAGTCAGGCAGCAGGGAAATGGAAAACTGAACAAGGTGGTGAATATTTTGCAGCTGGTGTTGGCGGAGCTATCACTGGACGGGGCGCTGATCTATTAATTATTGACGATCCCCATAAAGAACAAGATGTTCGCGCAGATGGTAAAGCTTTTGATAAAGCTATAAATTGGTATACAGCTGGACCACGTCAACGTCTTCAGCCTGGTGGCTCAATTGTAATAGTTATGACTAGATGGTCTACAAAAGACATAACTGGTCAATTATTAAAAGCCCAATCTGAAGAAGGATCGGATCAATGGGAAGTTGTGGAATTACCCGCGTTACTTCCTAATGGAAAACCTGTTTGGCCTGAATACTGGAAAGAGGAAGAACTTCTTAAAACAAAAGCCTCGATCCCCGTTTCCAACTGGTTGGCCCAATATATGCAGCAACCGACAGCAGAAGAAGGAGCTCTTTTAAAACGAGAATGGTGGAGAGATTACGAAGAACAATACCCACCTAAATTAGATTATATTGTAATGTCTATGGATACAGCATTTACAAAATCAACAACAGCCGACTATAGCGCCATAACCATGTGGGGTGTCTATACAACCGAGGACCGGGGACAAAACATAATTTTACTGAACGCCTTTAAAGGCAGGTACGAGTTCCCTGAACTCCGGAGAGTGGCTCTGGAAGAATACAGAAACTGGAATCCTGACATGGTCATCATTGAAGCAAAAGCTTCAGGACTGCCTCTGACTCACGAGTTAAGGCAAATGGACATCCCAGTTATTAACTTTACACCCTCAAAAGGAAATGATAAACACACTAGAGTAAACTCCGTAGCTCCGCTTTTTGAAAGCGGAAAAGTCTGGGCCCCGATGCATGAGCATTTTGCCCAGGAAGTAGTGGAAGAGTGCGCTTCTTTTCCATTCGGAGATCATGATGACTACGTCGATAGTACGACACAGGCCATTATGCGAATTAGACAGGGCGGTTTGGTTCGTCATCCTGAAGACTATAAAGATGAGCCTATTGTTAGAGGACAAGTAAAGTATTATGGCTAGAAAAGCATTAGTAGATTCAATTATAAAATTATACTCCAAACTAGGAGGCAATGTCGGAGAGGTCCTTGGTACCCGATCCAATATTAGCTTTTTAGGAACTGGTAAGAGTCCAGAAGGCTTCATAGATTCTACAATCAATATAGATGCCATCGGTGCTCTAGGTAAAAATAAAGTTTTAGACGAATTAAAAAGTTCTATCGGTTATTTAACGGCTAATAAGTTAAACGACGTTCAAGCAGGAAAGCTATACGAAAACATGTTAAAGATCGATAATGTCTTTAACCCACCGGTAGCTCCAGCAAACATCATTGATCTGGGAACAGGGACCAGGAACTTAACAGACGAAGGTCTTGGTGCTTTAAGAGCAACTAGAAAAACAGATGATGATGCAAGAATTATAAGAGATGAAGTTCAAACACAAGATCCAAATTTTATCCCCATGAGAGCCGATCAATACAGAGATGTATTTGGTAAAAGTCCGGAATTAAGTCGTGTTGAAAGTCAAATGGAAAAAATTAAAGGTACTTCATCAAAACTAGATGATGCGATGAGAGAATACGAAAACATTTATAGACCTAGAGGAACAAATGAAATTGAAGCTTTAGAAACTATGACAAGGAATAAAGCAGGTCATGAATTCATTACAGGTTATGTAGATGATGTTTATAAAAACTCAGGTGTAATTAATCCTCTTGATGTGCCGAAGAAAAGAGCAGCGGCAAGAGAATTTTTAAATTTAATGTTAAAAAAAGAAACAGACTTACTTCCTCCTGGAAAAGGTGGAACTTTAGAATCTGTGGTAAGTGAAGCAGATTATAAATTTATTACAGAAGGCGGTGGCGGTGCTTTAGGAGATCCATTAATATTAGTTAAGAAATATTTTGGTGATGAGATTGCAAAAAGAATTCCATTAGATACACGTACAGAAGTTATGGAAACATTCGTCGATAACGTTCGTTTTACAAAAGACAGAGCTGGTCGTTTAACTGACGATCCAAGATTCAATCCTGATGACATTCCAGAATTCAAACATGGCGGACTAGCCCAGATCCTGGAGGTCTAATGACCGATAGAAACGTAATCTTAACTGTAACCGATAGAGACTTTAGTCAGTATGGTGCTCCTAGTTGGGCTAAGTTTAAAATTATCTTTAGAAAAGATTCTAATTACGAAGATTTTAAAGGAACTAAATTTTATAGAAGTGAAGAAGCTGCTAAAAACGCTTTAGCTAAAAAAGATAAATTAATTGAAAAAACAAAATTAGCAAACCTTAAACCAAAAGAACCACTAAAAGCAGATAAGTTTTTAGTTAAAGTCGGTGAATCTACAAAAACAAATAATGTTATAAAACAAAAATTTAAAGAAGTAATAGGTAGCAGAAATCAACCCAGCACTTACAAACCAACTGGAGTAACAAAAGATTTATATAGAGCAGCCATTGTTGTTAATGATAAAACAGTTTTATCTACTGAGTTTGGAAAACAATCAGATGCTATTAAAGCTGTAAAAGAATATAGAATAAAAAACCCAATTAAAAATCCACCACCTGATCTAAAAACTTTAAATGAACAACAGCTTAAAAGATATGAAGATAAGCAAGCAAAGTCTAAAGCTATTAAAAGCAAAGGTGGGTATTATTCAGGTCCTCATACAGGAACTACTAAAGCCCATTTAGGTCATACTGGAAATGTTTTTGGAATAGAGTTAATTACGGGAGATAGATTAGCTTATACTCCTGCAGAGATTAATCAGGCGATGTCCTCAGAAGGAAAAGGGCTTGATTCTAAAATTAGAAAAGTTTCTGAAAAAATAGAAAAGTTAAAAAAACAAAACTTACCACCGGCAAGGAAGAAAAAATTATTAGAACAATCAGATGCTTTATTAGTTAGACTAGCTTCTCAATCACAAGGATTTAAAAAAGTTACATTAAGTGATGGCTCAACTTTTGGAGGAAATAGATTAACTATAGATATGCTTGATGAATTTCCTGGCAAAACTGAACGAGAGATTAATGAGTTTGTAAAAAAATGGAAAAATAAAAAAACTTGGGACACTGCAGAGGAATTTGAAAATATAAAAAAAGCTAAATTTTTTGAAATGAATAGAAAAGCAGCTTTAAAGGCGGCTGAAAAAATAGGTAAGACGGAACAAACAAGAGTTATCTCACATCTAAATTTTTTTGATGATGCAAGAGCAGATGCATTAGCGGGTGGTCAAATTTGTAGTTTAGTTAGAGCTAAAGGAGCAACGGGCGGAACATTAACTTGTGTTGATGCTGTTGAAGAAGCAATACAAAAGGAACCAGAAAAATTAGCACAAAAAGCAAGTAGATTAGAAAAATTTAAAAACTCTGCAACAGGATTTTTAAACTTTGCAAAAAAGGGCGGTAAGTTTGGTGCGATTGCAGCAGTTGGTGCAGCAGGTGCAGGTCTTGTTAAAACATTCATGAACGACGATCCAACAACTTATTTATCTGATGAAAATCAACAGAAGAATATGTTAATTGAAATGGTAACAGGTCCAATGGTTGACAAACCAGATCCAACTCCAGAAATTTTGGATTATCAATTACCAGTACTAGGGGCAACAACAGCAGCAGGAACAGCTGTAACGGCGCCTTCAACAATTGAAGCAGCAAGATCAGCAAGGTTTGGAAAAAAACCATCTGGTTATACTAAGACTGCTTTAAAAACTTTAGGAAGAGGTTTAGCAGCAAGTGGAACTCCATTAGGTTTACTTGCATTAGAACCATTACATATTGCAGGTCAAGTTAAAGCCGGAGATTCATTAGGAGAGATTGCAACTAATCCATGGAATTATGCAGGTTTAGCTTTTGCAGATGATTTAAGTAAATTTGCGACAAAAGGATTAGGGCCTAATATAGCTAAAGCAATGAGACTTGGAATTAGTCCAGCAGCTTTAAGAATTGGAAGTAGATTCTTAGGTCTGCCAGGTCTTGCATTATCACTAGGTATTAGTGGTTATGAAATGTATGATGATTATAAAAAGAAAAGAGGTATGTTTGGTGAAGAATAAAACTCTTGTTGTAAATATGCCACATGTAAAATGGAAGGAGATACCACCTTTAAAGGGACCTGACTCACAGGGGTTGAATGTTCCTACAAAACAAGTTAAAACAATAGAGAACTCGGAGAATATAAATGGCAGACATAGACAAACCATTACCAAACGTAAATACTGAAATTAAAGTACCTGGCGAAGAAGAAGTCGAAATTGCTCAAGAAGAAACTATTAAAGAGCAAGTTGGTCCTGATGATGTTGAAGTAACTCAAGAAGACGATGGTGGTGCAACAATTAATTTTGATCCAGAAGCGGTTAACCAACCTGGAGGAGAAAGCCATTTTGATAATTTAGCAGAATTATTACCCGACGATGTTTTAGGAAAATTAGGCTCGGAATTAGTAGGAAATTACGAACAATATAAATCTTCTAGAAAAGCGTGGGAAGATACTTACACAAAAGGTTTAGATCTTTTAGGATTTAAATATGAAAATCCAACACAGCCATTTCAAGGTGCTTCAGGTGCAACTCACCCAGTATTAGCAGAATCAGTTACACAGTTTCAAGCGCAAGCTTACAAAGAATTACTTCCAGCAACTGGTCCAGTACACACACAAATAATTGGACTTGCAGATAGAGCAAAAGAAGACCAGTCGCAAAGAGTTAAAGAATTCATGAACTATCAGCTCATGGATGTGATGAAAGAGTACGAACCCGAGTTCGACACCATGCTTTTTTATCTCCCTCTTAGTGGCTCTGCTTTTAAGAAGGTCTACTATGACGAACTTTTAGGCAGAGCTGTTTCAAAATTTGTTCCAGCTGACGATTTAGTTGTGCCATACACTGCTACATCTTTAGAAGATGCAGAAGCAGTTGTGCATGTAATTAAAATGTCAGAGAACGATTTAAGAAAAAAACAAGTAGCAGGTTTCTACATGGACGTAGATTTAACACCTGGTTACAATCAAGAAACAGAAGTAGAGAAAAAAGAAAGAGAACTTGAAGGAATTAAAAAAACTAGAGACGAAGATGTATTTTCTATTTTAGAAATACACACTGATTTAGATTTAGAAGGCTTTGAAGACAAAGATTCAACTGGTGAAGGCACTGGAATTAAACTTCCATACATTATTACCATTGAAATGGGAAATAGACAGATTCTATCGATTAGAAGAAACTACAAAGTAGATGATCCACAAAAACTTAAAATAGATTATTTTGTTCATTTTAAATTTTTACCTGGATTAGGGTTTTATGGTTTTGGATTAATTCATATGATAGGTGGATTGTCGAGAACGGCAACTACTGCATTACGTCAACTACTTGACGCAGGAACTTTAAGTAATTTACCGGCCGGATTTAAGCAAAGAGGAATCCGTGTTAGAGATGAGGCACAAGCTATACAGCCTGGAGAATTCAGAGATGTAGATGCACCTGGAGGAAGTATCAAGGATGCATTTATGCCATTGCCATTTAAAGAGCCATCAGCAACTTTATTGCAATTGATGGGTATAGTGGTACAGGCAGGGCAACGATTTGCCGCCATCGCTGACATGCAGGTCGGGGACGGCAACCAGCAAGCAGCTGTTGGAACGACTATAGCTCTCTTAGAACGTGGTTCAAGGGTCATGTCGGCGATTCATAAAAGACTTTATGTGGCGATGAAGAGTGAATTTAAATTATTAGCGGGAGTATTTAAACAATACTTACCACCAGAGTATCCTTATGATGTAGTTGGTGGACAAAGACAAATTAAACAAACAGATTTTGATGACAAAGTAGATATTTTACCGGTTGCAGACCCAAATATTTTTTCTCAATCACAAAGAATTTCAATGGCACAGACAGAATTGCAACTTGCAATGTCAAATCCTAAAATGCACAACCTTTATGAAGCATATAGAGCGATGTATCATGCGATTGGTGTAAAAAATATTGATAAAATTTTGCCACCACCGCCTCAACCTACTCCAATGGACCCGGCAACTGAAAATATTTTAGCAATGAGCGGAAAACCGTTCCAAGCTTTCAAAGGACAAGACCATCAAGCGCATATTACAACTCATTTAAACTTTATGGCGTCTAATATTGCACGAAATTCACCTCCAGTTCTTGCTGCATTAGAAAAAAACATTTTTGAACACATCTCTATGATGGCACAAGAGCAATTAGAGGTAGAATTTAGAGAAGAAATTCAAAAATTGATGCAAATGCAACAAATGGTACAACAAAACCCAATGTTGCAGCAAGATCCACAAGTTCAACAACAAATTATTACTATGTCTATGCAATTAGAAGCAAGAAAAGCAAAATTAATTGCAGAAATGACTCAAGAATTCAAAGATGAAGAAAGTAAAATCATGGGTGAGTTCGGAAATGACCCGATTGCTAAATTAAAAGCAAGAGAACTAGATTTAAGAGCTATGGACGACGAAGTTAAACGTGAACAGGGCCAAGAAAAGATTGATTTAGATAAATCTAAGCAATTAATGGGCCAACAACAGTTTGATGAGAAATTAGCTCAAAATGAAGAATTAGCTCAATTAAGAGCTGATACCTCAATACAAAAACAGGCCATGTCTCAAGATGCTAAATTGCTTAACGATATGATAAAACAAGAAGACGTTAAGATCTTGAAAGGGCCTAGAAGATAGTATATTAAACAAGTAGGAGAAAAATATGTCAAAAGGAAAAACATTTTGGACAAAAAACAACCCAAACTTTATTGGTAAAGTTGTATCTGACACACCAAAAGCAGATATGTCAAATACATTTAATGTCAATAATGATGGGTATGGAAAAGCAGTAGAAGTTAAAATGCCTCTTGGTCAACCGACTGTAAACAAAGTTGGTGGACAAAAAAGAATGTTAGCTTCAAAAAAGTCTAAAGTAAGCTGGTGGTAATATGGCTTGGTTCAGCTTAGCTAAAATAGCATTACAAGCTGGCGGTAAAATTTACGCTAACAGACAAAAAGCAAAAGTTGCTATGTCTGATGCACAACTTTTACATGCCGAGCGACAAGCTCGAGGTGAGGAAGCTTACCAGGGCAAACTTTTAGAAGCCCGTCAATCGGACTACAAGGACGAATTTGTCCTCGTGATTATTTCGGCGCCCATCATTGTGTTAATGTGGGCAGTGATGTCGGATGATCCGACAGCTATGGAGAAAGTAAAGCTTTTCTTCGAGTATTTTCAGTCGTTGCCGTCATGGTTTACAAATCTCTGGATCCTTGTCGTGGCGTCGATTTTTGGTATAAAGGGAACTCAGATCTTTAGGAATGGTAAAAAATAAAGATGGACATTAATTAACAATTTACATATAAGGATAACACTATGGCTAAGAAAAAAAAGAAGTGGAAAAAAAGATTAGGAAAAGCTTTAAAAGGTGCTGCAATAGCTGGTGGAGCATTGTTAGCAGCTAAAGCTTTGAGTGGAAAAGGAAGAACTCCTGCTGCAAATGTTGACAGTGGAAGAGGAAGTGGTTTAAGAGCCACTAACGTTAAAACATTACCTGGAAGCACATATAAACACAAAGATGATATGATGCATTTTCCAAATAGAGGCGTTTCAATTGGAGTTGACTATGAAGCAAGTCCTTTTGAAAGAAGTCGAGTTGCTCCATATATAAAAGGAATTGATAGAAGTCCGGTTGATAGAAGTGGTCCAAGTAGATGGGATACGTGGAGCGGTGAATATAAATCCGGTGGAAGAGTTGGAGTAGGAAAAGCTAAACGTGGTTTTGGAAGAGCTTTAAAAAAGGGGAAATAATATGAGACAAAATGGAGTAAGACCAGGAAGAACTAGATATGCACATGGTGGAAGAGCTAAAGCTCAAGGCGGTGGAGTAATGAGAAGAGACATGGCACATGGTTACTATCCTTCAGACATGGGAATGGCTGGTGGAGCTATGTATAAAAAAGGTGGTTCTGTTAAAAAGAAAAAACAAGGCTACAAAGATAGAAAAGATGAATCTATTGCTATGAGAATTCGTAAGAAAAGAACTAAGAAACAATTAAGAGCTTCTGCTGATGAATCTTATGGAAGATGGGGAAGCAAAGCTAAGAAGTCTGGCAAAATCAATAGATAGTCATGATCAAGAAAATTATTGAAAAAATAAAGGGTATGTTTACTCCTTCTGTACAGGAGAAATGTGAGCACAAAGAAGTAGAGCAAAGAGCTGCTAAATTTTGTGTTGCATGTAAAGAATATATTCCAGGTACTTAATGGCTAAGAATTGGATTCAAAAAGCTGTCAAGAAACCGGGAGCTTTAAGAAAGTCTTTAGGTATTAAAAAAGGCAAAAAAATTCCAGCGGCTAAATTAAATGCTGCTGCTAAAAAGGGCGGTAAGTTAGGACAACGTGCAAGACTTGCTCAGACCTTTAAAAAAATGAGAAGAGGATAAGCACGCTATGAAATATGAGACAGGCACTATTAACAGCATTAGAAAAAAGATATAAAGCTAAGATATCTGAAGCAGACGCTACAATTAAGATTTATTTGGAAAATCCTGTGGGGATTGGGGAACATCCTCAACACTTAGATGAAATTGACAAACAGCTACAAATTATAGTAGATGCTAATGAAAAACTAAAGGAACTAGAGTCTTTTAATGTTCCAAGGGTGGAATTATAATGCCGTTTAAATCAGAAAAACAAAGAAGATACTTATGGAAAAAGGAACCAGCTATAGCAAGAAAGTGGACTAAGAAATACGGAAGCAAACCAGTAAAGAAAACAAAAAGGAGAAAAAAATAATGGATGAATTAAGTTTCGTGGATAAGATAAGAAAAATTATTAAAATGCGACATGATGATGTTGTTTCAGCCATAGCGTCGGGCAGTGTTGACAATATGGAGAAATATCAGTATATGTTAGGTCAGATACGAACGTATCAATATTTAAGTCAGGAAATATCCAGCCTGCTACAAAAAAAGGAGCAAAATGACAAAAGTGGAACCGTTATCAACATCAACTCAAAATCCAAAGATTGAGTTACCAGATAAAGAGTTAGTTGGCGTTAAAACAACTAAACAAAAAGAACAAGATTTAAAAGAAGAATCAGCAAAATTACCTAAACCAACAGGTTGGAGAATTTTAGTTTTACCTTTTAAACAAAAGGAAAAAACTAAAGGCGGAATATTATTAGCAGACGAAACAGTAGAAAGATCACAAGTAGCATCGACTTGTGGTTTAATATTGGATATGGGCCCACACTGCTATGATAAAGAAAGATACCCAGAAGGTCCCTGGTGCAAGAAAGGTGATTGGATTATCTTTGCAAGATATGCCGGATCACGAATTAAAATAGATGGGGGTGAGATAAGACTTCTTAATGATGATGAAGTTTTAGCGACCGTGGAAAACCCTGAAGATATATTCCACGAATTTTAACATAGATAAGGAGAAACTATGCCAGAAGCAGAAAAAAAAGAAGACAACTTGTCAAAAGAACCGATGGTCGATTTAGATACATCCGGACCGGGTGCAAGTGTAGATCTTCCTGAACAACAAAAGGAAGAAGAAAAAACATACGAGAAAGAGGAGAAAAAAAATGAAGCAAATGTTACGTACGATAATCAGCCCGATGACACATCTGAGAAATCTAGTGAGCAGTCTGATGTTCGAGAGAGCAAGGACATTAAAAAATCAGAAGGTGGTAAGGTTGAACAAAAAACTTCTGAAGAAGGGAGTGATAAGCAACCAGATAACACTAGGGAAGTTGAAGAATATTCTGAAGGAGTTAAGAAAAGAATAGCTAAACTTACTAAGAAAATGCGTGAAGCAGAAAGGCAAAGAGAAGAAGCTTTGCGTTATGCTAAAAGCGTAAAACACGAAAGAGATCAGTATGAAGCAACTGCAACAACTTTAGATAAAAATTATGCTACAGAAATGGAAGGCAGAATTTCATCTTCACTTGCAGCAGCACAAGCAAAACTTGCTGCAGCTAGACAAAGCGAAGACTCTAAAGCTGAAGTAGAAGCTTTAACAGCTATCTCACAATTAGGTTATGAACAAGGTAAATTGGCGGAGTTAAAAACTCAACACCAGATGCAGGAAACTGCAGCTAAAGAAGCGGCTGAAAAACCGGTTCAACAACCTATTCAACAACAACCTGCCAGAGATCCGAAAGCGGAAGCTTGGGCAGAAAAAAATGAGTGGTTTGGCAAGGACAATGCCATGACGTACACTGCATTTGATTTACACCGTAAATTAACAGAAGAAGAGGGAATGGACCCACAATCAGATGAATATTATGCTGAAGTGGATAAAAGAATAAGACTTGAATTCCCCCACAAATTTGGTAATAAAGGTGTAGAAAAGACGATTAGTAAACCTACACAAAACGTTGCCTCTGCAACGCGTAGTACAAAGACTGGTCGCAAGCAAGTGAGACTCACATCTTCTCAAGTCGCAATAGCGAAAAAATTAGGTGTGCCACTGGAAGAGTATGCGAAACAACTTATGAACACGAAGGAGGTATAGGCATATGAATACAAGTAAACCAACTCGTGCGAGTCAAGCTAAGAAAAGTGATACAACAAAAGTTGTAACACAAGCAAAAACGGTTAAGCCAAAAGCAAGACCAAAAGTTTGGACTCCACCATCGTACTTAGATACGCCCAACGCGCCAGAAGGATTCAGACACAGATGGGTCAGGGTAGAAATCCTAGGGTTCGTCGACACGAAAAACATACAAGGACGCTTAAGGTCTGGTTATGAATTAGTAAGAGCCGATGAATATCCTAACGACGACTTCCCAACAATCATGGACGGCAAATACGCAGGGGTGATCGGGCACGGAGGCCTAGTGCTGACTAGGGTACCGGAAGAGATCGCAAGGTCAAGACAAGAGTATTTTATGAAGCAAGCTCAAGATCAAATGACCGCAATTGACAACGATCTTATGAAGGAGCAGCATAAGGGAATGCCTATCGAAATTGATAGACAATCTCGTACGACCTTCGGTGGGAAGAAAAGTTAACGAATTTTTAACAATTCAAACCAGCGAATAAATTAACCGTGACTGGAGGTCCGCAAGGACAGGTCACACAAGGAGAAAAACTATGGCTAACTCGTCATCGACTGGGTTTGGATTCAAACCTATCAAACAGTACGGGAACAACTATGAAAACATGGGTCTAGGTGAGTACCCTGTAGCCGCGTCTTCAACTGCTTTCTACTTTCAAGATTTAGTAGCACAAGCAGCAACTGGATATGTGGTTGTAGGTACTGCCGGAGTCGAAGATCTTATCGGTTCTGTGAACGGTGTTTTCTACACTGATCCTACTACTAGTAAGCCGACGTGGAAGAATTATTACGATGGTAATGCCGCTACTGATATTAAGGCGCTTGTTAATGACAGCCCTTTAATTCAGTACGACGTTAGAAGTAATAACTCGAGTGCATCGGCGCAAACTGACGTTGGAAATACTGCTGATTTAGCGTACACAGCTGGGGTAACACCTAACTGGGTTTCTAGAGCTACTCTAGACGACAGTACGTTAAACACAACAGTCCAACAAGTTAAAATAATCGGAGTGTCAAGAGATCCTGAGAACCAAGATTTAACATCTGCAAACGTTGTTTGGAGAGTTATTCTTAATCAGACTTTCTTTGATGACACTTCAGGGGTATAATAGGAGGTATTAAATTATGGCTATATCACGTAATCAACTAGTCAAAGAACTAGAGCCAGGTTTGAATGCCCTATTCGGCCTGGAATATAAACAGTATGAAAATCAGTCCGCTGAGATTTATACTACTGAGTCATCTGACAGAGCTTTTGAAGAAGAAGTTATGTTGTCAGGTTTCGCTCAAGCACAAGTAAAACCAGAAGGTTCAGGTGTTACATACGATAACGCTCAAGAAACTTTCACAGCTAGATACACTAACGAGACAATCGCGTTAGCGTTTGCTATCACTGAGGAAGCAATTGAAGACAACTTGTATGACAGACTGGCTTCTAGATATACAAAAGCTTTAGCAAGATCTATGGCTCAAACAAAACAAGTTAAAGCAGCGTCACCATTAAACAATGGACAAACTGGGGGATCATTCAACTCAGGCGACGGTGTAACTTTGTTAAACGCGTCACACCCAACAATTGCTGGAACGTTTTCAAACCAACTAGCAACTGCGGCAGACTTAAACGAAACTTCATTAGAGCAAGCATTGATTGACATTGCTGCGCTAACTGATGAAAGAGGTTTAAAAATCGCTGCTAAGGGTATGAAGATGATCATCCCATCTGCACTACAATTCACAGCTGAAAGACTTATGGCTTCTGCTGGTAGAGTTGGAACTGCTGATAATGATATCAACGCAATCAAATCTATGGGGATGATTCCTCAAGGATACTCTGTTAACAATTTCTTAACAGACACTGATGCTTGGTTCATTAAAACAGATGTGCCAAATGGTATGAAACATTTCGAAAGAACTCCTCTATCTACTAAGATGGAAGGTGATTTCGATACTGGCAACGTTAGATACAAAGCTAGAGAAAGATACGTTTTCGGCGTGTCTGACCCTAGAGGTATCTTCGGAACAGCTGGAGCGTAATACTTAAAACTTTTTTGTGGCGGGACATAGTTCCGCCACAATCTTGAAATAGAAAGGAAAAATGCACCCTAAAAACTTCAGAGTACAAATTAATGCCTACCAATATCATGCAGATTTCGTTATAAACTGCATCGAAACCCCGTTAGATATTGAAAATGCAATTATTGACAGATTGGGAAAAAGTGATATAAAGTGGGAACATCTTGGAGAAATGATGGATCCAAGAGTTAAAAGAATAACCTATGAGGAGGTTATAGATGGAGTTGCATCAACATCTAGCGGACCTTTACAAACAGAAGAGAGGTCTGGAGTTAGAATGGGAGCAGGAGCATCTTAACGAGGGTAGATATACTCTCAATATGGTTAGAATTGACCATAAGGTCAGAGAAGTAATTAACCATATAAAAATGGCAGAAGCTAAAAAAGAACTTTTAGAAGTTAAGATAGCAGACGCTGCACCACAAGTTTCCGTAGCTACTTAAACAAAAGCTACATCGTTGGATAATTCTTATCTGCATTACATAGTCTCTTGCGCTCTACCCAAAACTGTTGTATAAAAATCACACTATACAATTAATAATAACTATTAAATGTAGACGCGTATAGTCGACTTCCCCTAGGGACTACATTTAAGATATTCTAGGAGGAATATTATGGCAAACACATCGTTTAATGGTCCGGTTAGATCCGAAAAAGGATTTCAACAGATCAATAAAGCAGCTAGTACAGGAGTTATAA